TTTATTTGTTGTATTGGTACTTTACCAGGATTACCATCACCATCTGATGTGAAGCTTCTACCTATAACACTACCAGTTTGGAAGAACATGTTTAAAGCTTCTTGTGGATTATAGTTTGTTCCATTACCAAGATCAACTTCTGCTAAACCATCAGCATCTAAATATACTCCGTCAGGCACCATACGTGCCATAACTTGTTGTAGCTTTAAATGTGTTAATTGAATCATATCAGCAAAACTAGTTATTCTACTAACAATAGATTCTATTCTACCTTCATACATTCTTGGAGCAACAATTTGGTAATTCATTTTAACTCTACTAAAATCAGAGTCAGTTCTCATCATATTGTCACACATCTTCCATCTAAGTATTTTATCTGCACCTATAATGTAAACACCTTCATATAAAGTTTCAACAACTCTTTCAAGTTTAGAAAACTTAGCTTCCATATCTGCGGGTGGATTAAATTGATCATCTTTTTCAATAATCTTTTCAGCACCACTAGCAAGTTCTTTTAATTTATAAACATTATTCATGTGAGTTTTATAATTAAAATATAAAACTTGAACTTTATTTTTATCTCTACTTGTAACGTAATCTAATGGGTAAGCGTATTTATTTGCTAATTCTTTTATTTCTTCTTCAGATAACTCTGGAAACTCTTTAACTAACTCGTTGATAGGTAATTCTTTTACTTCACCTATATAATATACATCTTCAAAATAAGGTGATTCAGTATGTGAGTAAACTAAATTAGCTGGATCAACATATTCTGCTTGAGCTCCAGTACTAAAATCAAAAGTGGTTTTAGTAGCTCCAATACCTAGTACTGTTAAATCGTATAGGCATCTTCTTCTAATTAAATCATAATCACTACCTTCTAGTAAAACGTTTAACGCTTGTTCTTCTGCTAACTCTACAGCTTGTTTATAATCAAGTTGCATATGAAGCGTTAGTTCTTCTTCGGTATCAGGAAGTTCTTCAGGATTATTTTCGTAAAGATCAATGCCAAATTTTTGCTTAACTAAATCTGTGTATGTTCTAGATCTCATGTCACGAAGTATAGACTCCATGTAATCTGTTCTCTTCTTAACTCCAAACTCATCTTGTGAAAAACAATTTATTTCAAAGTTTCTTTGAGCCATACCATTAACAACAATATCTACAAACTTAGGAATAATAGGTACAGGTTTCCAATCAAGATTTAAATAAGATAAATCACCATTTATAGATAATTCATTTTTATATTTTTGAATAGGTTGTTCTCCTCTAGCATATAATCTTAACGTATGAAAATTATTTTTATGACTATTATATTTAGATGTACTTCCTGAAAACCATTCGTGGCGTATAGCTCTAGCTACTTTTAAACCGTAATCTTCATTTAGTTTTTCTAAATCGCTAACTGCTTGCGAAGGAAAATTTATAGAGTGTTCTGATCTCATATTTTATTTTTAATTATCGTAGATGAAAATCCTTTATTATTATATTTTGATATATGCAAGTTTAGTGGTTCTTTTTTTTGCTTAGGGTTCGGTCTATATAAATGTCTATTGCAAGCCATTATTGCTAATCCAGAACTTATTGATGCATCGTGTTTAGTTCTTCTATTTATATTAAATTTAGACCAATCATTAAGTGTGCTATTAAAGTACATCGTTCCGTAAGTATTATCTTGTAACAAACCAACGTGATCGTTGATATACATTTCTATAGCGGCGGCGTGAGCTTGTTTTATATCTTCACTAGAGTTTGGTATCCCACCTACTTCTTTCTCAGCAACTGATAATTTATTCCACACTTTATCAGGTCTGTTCATACTAAAACCTCTATAACCTCTTCTACGTAAGTAGTACAGCAATCTTGGTTTATTATTCTCTGCTAGTAGTGGCATACCGTAAAATACCAGCGCCATTAAAACATCTTCAAAAAATATCTCAGCTGTCTGTGGTCTTGCTATATATTCAAGAAAAAAAGTGTTTGCTGGAGCATCTTCCATTGAAAACTTCGTTAAACCATGCAAAGCGCCTTTCGACCCTCTTTTGTCCACTGTTCCAGATATATCATATGAGTCACAACCAAAAGCACCCATATGTTCATTACCTGGATATTTTACACCGTTTTTAATTATAACGTTGTTTTGTAATTTTTGTCCCGGTACCCAACTAACTTTAAATCTACCACCAGGATCTGGATTAAAAGTAACTAGTGTGTCTTTTTTTCCACCAATCCACTGAAAGTTACCAGCTGTAGTTACAGATGAGTTTCTATTACCTTCATTATAATCTATTTGCTCGTATATTTTTATAAGATTAAATAGACTATTTTTTGTTTCGTCTCTAAACGCGTGTTCTTCAGTTCTAGGAAACTGACGATAAAATTCATTTAAAGCGTCTTGATCGTCTTTTAATCCTTCAGCTTCATTCTCCCAATGGTTTATAACACCTTGATCTATTTCTACTCCATGTGGATCAAATGCTTGTTGTTCAGGATCAGTGAACACAGGTCGTCCGAATTCATCAATGAATCCCTCGTAATTCCATTCCATAGGAATAAACAAAGAATATAATCCCGACTTAGTCTGTCCATTTCTGTTTCGCTTGGTAACGTCTGAATCATTATACAAGTTTTTAAAATTATCACCTCCTTTGTCTAAAGCATTCGATGTACTTCCCATCATACACTTCCCAACTATTCTACTACCTAGTCGTAAACAAGTTTTTGTAACTCTCCAGTTATTTTTTATATTATCAGGTCTTTCCCACTTACCACTCTCATCATGAACTAGTAGGTTTAACTTTTCACCATCATAGCTGTTATCACCTGTATTTTTCCAATCTATAGTTGTATCAAGACCCTGCATATCATCCACCTCTTCACGTTCCCTCATTTTTTTACGAGTAAACTTTTTAGCTGGTACCCTATAGGCTAGTTCAGATTTAGGTCGATCCATACCATCTTGTATTGGTTTGAAAAAGAAAGGGTAATTTAAACTTATTGGCACAACTTTATCAGTAAACATTTTCTTTGCATCGGCACCCGTTTTAGACAATATACCAAATCTACTATCACTTGCTAGAGTTGCCATGTTAACAGTTTCAGAAGAACTCATAAAAGAAAAACCAGAACGTCTATTTTTTAAATAGCACATTCCGTAACTTCTTTTATCTGCTTTACAGGCCTCCCAAAATATATAGAATAATCTGTTTGCTTCTCTAAAGTCTGGCGCTCCAACATCTATTTTGCTCCACTGTAAATACATATAGTGTGTGCCAGTTATGTAAGTTGGTTCACCTTTATTCATAAACCAAAACCCTTCTTCTCTTCTTTTAAACTCTTCATCTATATATCCATAATGTTTTTCTTTAAAATCATCTGGATAAATTTGCCAGTCAAATACTGTTTTAATTTTTTTAAAATCAGGATTAAGTGAAAACTGTTTCCACTTTTGTTCTTGTTTAATTTTGCTACAAGAGTAAATTTCTTTAGGTTGTTTAGGTAAAGCTATTTTTAAACCCTGTATATCAAGCACCTCACCAATCATGCCGGTTTTAGATATTACAACAACATCATTCTCTTTGTTATAACCATACTCCCACTTTTTAGATTTATTTAATCTTTTTATTGTAGTTAGTTTTACTGGCTCAACTATTTTATATAGTGTTTGCTCGTAACTCATTTTGATCTACCTTCTGCGAATCCTTTAAACTTATTTTCTTTTGCTTCTACATTCTTGCCATCTAACATAGCTTCTTCCTCGTGGATTCTGTTTAGTATTTCAAACGCATCGAATATAGCTAACTTTTTTGTAGCCGCCGCGTTCTTTAATCTATCGGCTGATATATCTTCGTCTGAATCAACTATTTCTTCTCTAGCAACTTTAATTAATTCTTCAACCGCTTTGTGCCCAGCTTGGATTATATTCTTCTTCGTTTCCTTGATATTCATATTTAATTGTAATAAATTTATTTAAAACTCTATATAATCTTTTACCTTCAATAATAAATTCATATTCACTATTTGGTGTAAAACCAACTAAAGTATTTAAATTATAAGCACCATCTGTATACTTTATAATACCAGTTAATGGTTGCTCATTATCGTTAGTTAGATTATTTGTAGATTTTATAGGTTGTACAAAACTATATCCAGGTGTAGCGATCCAATCTTTTCTTTTATATAAATATAGTTGATCTTGTGATATTATATATTTATCTTCTTTCCAATAAGATCTACTATTCTTCTCTCTACCTTTAACATCGTGCCATCTTCTAAAAATATTATGATGCACTATTACTTCATCACCCACGTTAATAGGTGATTGAAATAATAATGGAGTAGCGATAACTTTTGCTAATCTATTTACATATTGATGATTAAAAACTTCAGTGTTTAATATTAAATTTTTATCACCAACTTTTGTAGAATTATTATATCTTTCACCTATTGGAGATACAATAAAATCTTTATAAGCTTTCATTAGTATTCTAGATTATACTCAACTGATATAGCCATGTTTTTATTAAAATCTTTCCAAGGTATAACCACCTCTTCTTTTCTAATATAAATACAATACTTATCTTCTTCTTCTATTATATCACATATCTTGTGTCCACCGTAAACTTCTTGTTGTACAGCATAGTGCATTGAATCTGTTTTATAATCTTTACCTATAGTAATTTTTCTGATGATATTATTTTTCATCTTTATTTTCTTTAGGCCAGTTGATACTACCATCATCTAGATTAATATCATAAGTACCATACTCTTTAGCTAACTTATCTTGCATAGTTTTAACTCCTTTTTGAGCTTCATCAAGACCGTGAAGTAAGTGATGTTTTTGAGCTTCTACTTTACCTATATTGAATTGTAATCCATTTATAGTATTAACTATTTTTTGTAATTCATCTAAATGAATATCTGATATTTTATCAACCTTTTGCTTAAGGTCAATAACCTTTTCTTTTTTTGCCATATTTAATTTAATTTAATTTATATTTGTTTTTAATTTTCAAAGTGCAGTGTTATTCTAAGAGGATGCACGTTGAATAATGGTTCATTATTAGCTAAGTCACCAGCCGCACCTGCACCATTTTGTATTCTCCAAGCAGCTATATCTGCCGGTATAGTGTACTCTGCAGTACCAGTTAAAACAGCTTGGTTTTTTGATGTACCACCGTCAAATCTAAAAGTTATATTATTAGCATCTAAAGTATCTATTTCCCCAAGAATAATATCATCTGTCGCGTGTATTAAGTCCCCTTGTTGAAAATTTAGGTTTGGAGCATCACCATCAAGAGTCGTTATTGTTCCATTGTTAGCAGATATATCAACATCGTCATCTAAATTAACAGCACTTCTTAAAAGAAACCCGGCTACTGGAGCGAATGCAGCTATATAATATCTATCAAAACCAACGTTTGCACCAGTGTATGGTTCACTATCAAAAACTATACCTGTTTCTACAGGCGTAGTATTATAAAATATATTAGACGCTACACCTATATTAAATGCATTTGCATTATTAACACGCGTTACTGCATCATCAGATGGATTAAGTTCAAGTTTAGCTGTGTCAACATAGCCTAACACTTGATGATAGCTGCTTTGACCGTTAGTTACAGCAGCATTGGGTGTACCCAGTGAAGTTGGTGCTCCAGTGCCATCATCTTTAGCAAACACGTATGATGGAAAAGTTACAATATCCGCCCTCCTACTTGTTTTTACAACTGTTGATACACCTATTAATTTTGCTCCGCCTCTTGGTATATCAAAAGCAGCCCAGTCAAAAACTAAATCATTTGCAGCAAATGCTCCGCTTTGTGCTGAAGCTTTTACTAAAGGTGTAACTACTTTGTTAAAAAATTTTGCCATTTTATTTATTATTTATTTGTTCATTTTTCTTTGACGATCCTCCGAAAAAGAAATCGACAACTGTATTAACTTTGGCACTCATAGCACCGAATATTGTTGAAATAAAACTTATCTCAAATTCTCCAAGATCTAAATCACCCATCACAAAAACCCTAAACATCATAAAGCTTAATCCAAAGTACGCAGCCGTAAATAACGTTGCAAGTACTTTTTGAATAAACGCGTCGTCTTTGTACATATCTCTAGCGCTCTTTCTGTCTTCGACTTCTTTTGCGAACGCTTCTTTTTCAGCTTCGAGTAATAATGTTTTGAGAGCAAGCTTGGCTTCATCTCTTTCTTTGTCCGTTGTAATAACTTTATCAAGTATTCCTTCTGCATTATTAACTACTTTACTGAATAAACTACCAATTACATTTCCTATCATCGTT